TGAGACTTACGCCTAAGTTCAGAGCGAGTTTCTTCAATGAGCCGCGCGTGGTTAACCATCCCATGCTTCTTGATCTCTTCGAGATCCCACTGCATCCGGTAGTAGAGACCGACTCCGATACAGATGGCAGCCGCGATAGGCTTGACCCACTCGCGGAGAATGTAGACGGCCTTGGTTGCATTCACTTCCTCGTCATGGTCTTTCGGCATCGTTTCCTCATGCGAAGACCTGCCTCCCCTTGACCAGATCCCGCACCAGATCCTTCTCACACTGATCGACCACGTCCTGGTACTCGCGTTCCTTCTGGCGCTCGAAGCGGGCCTCCGACTCCTCGAAGCTCCGGATCCAGTTACGGTTCGCCTGCTGGGGGTCGACTGACCCGCCTTCGGTCTTGTCGTGGGCACGTAGCCAGTCGAGGACCCAGAGGCCGAGGGGCCGGTACTCGCCACGGGGACCCATGACCTCGTACTCCTTGACGAGGTGATCCTGGGCCGGCACTACGCCACGGCGGAAGACGCGGTAGAGGACCCAGCGTTCCATGCGGCGGTGCCAGTGGGGTTCGAGGTCGGGGTCGTAGCGACGGAGCGATTTCAAAAAAAAGGGCGGCGCCGCCCTTGGCGAGGAAGCTTCCCTTGCTAGCTGCCATCGCCGCGCGTAGGTTGGCGCCGTCCGCCGTTCTTTCACTCGGGGGAACTCGATCATGCGCTCGCGTTGTCGAGGCGTTCGATCCAAACGTTCAGGGTGAGCTCCGCTGTCGAGCCGGTGTCAGCCGCAGCGGATGACTTCTTGATGAGGAGCGCTGTCCCGGCCGGCACCTCAGCCGAGGAGGCCAGCGTGTGGCTGACAATCACCCCCGCCGCCTGGGAATCGGCGACCGCGTAGTTGACGTAGAGGGTCGGGGTCGCGATGGTCCCCACCGTGACGTTCTGCGTGTTGGTGGCGCCGTTCGCGGTGTTGAAGATGGTCTCGGCACGGATGACCCGCGTGGCATTCGCCATGTCGAGGTAAGCGAAGGACTGGTTATCCGCCGTCACTAGCTTGATGACATGGGAGATACAACGGTAGCGGGCGTCAGCGTGAAGGTTCCTGTTCTTGATCGACATAGTGACTCCCCCCTTTCGGGGATACTGGGTTGAGGTAGGGCTGGGGGAGGAATGAGGGATCTCACCCCTCCCCCAGGGCTTTTTGGTGGGCTATTCCGTGATCGTGTGAAGGACCGCACACTTGCGAGAGTTGTCGATCCCCAGCTGCGAGTAAGAGAAGTAGGTGGCGATGGCCGAGTCCTTGTTGGTCGCCGTCCGGCAGAGGACCGCGCCGTCATCGTCGTACCACTGCCAGTCCTCGTTGATGTGAAACTCGAAGGCCGACATCGAGAGGAAGTAGATCCGGCCCAGGGTCTGAGGCGTCTGGGTGAGCGAGGCATCCTTCTCGACCACCATGGGAACGCCGTTATAGTCGAGGGCCTTGAAGCCGCCGTCGAGCGAGAGCTCGTTGACGAAGCGCTTGTCAGCGGTCACGAGGCCCAGGTACTTCCGGCGGATGGCGTGGTTCGTGAGGATCAACCCGGGGACGGTGTCGGTCTCGATGTCCGTCTGGTCGAACGCCTGCTGCATGCCGTCGAGGGTGAGGGCGCCGGCCATGTTGATCATCGGCGTCTGCCACCAGAGGTTCCCGGTGCGGTTGATGCCGCCGACATAGCTCTGGGAATCGGAGGCACCGTCGAGACCGTTCGTGGTCCCGGGGTTGGCGTTATTGCAAAGCGCCTCGAGGCCCCAGGATTCGACCGCCGACTTCCAGGTCGTGGAGGAGGTGCGGTTCCTGGTGCCGGTCCGGATGACGACGTCGTTCGTGTCGGTCGTGATGACGGCCGGGAGGACCGCGGTGTCGGCGTCGGTGATCGAGGAGATGGTGACCGCCGAGCCGTTTGTGATGTTCGCCCCATCCGAGCCGTTACAGATGTCGACCACCATGCCGGCCTGGAGGTACTTTGTGGACTCGACCTCGAGGTTCGCCGAGGCGGTGGTGGTCTTACAGCGGGTCAGTACCGAGGTGCCGTCGTGCCAGAACTGACGGTTCTGGTCCTGGGCGACATCCTTCTGGAGGCCGTCCATCTCGCTCTTGATCCCACGGACGAAGCTCCCGACATTCGACTTCGTGGCCGAGCGCGCGGGTCCCGTGACCTTGATCTGGCCGTAGTGGTACTTGACCTTGTAGATCGCGTTGTCGTACTGCTGGTTCCCGGCCCCAGGGATCTGGTTGTAGACCCCATCCAGGCCAGCGTCTTCCTGACGCGAACCGACACCGACGTTGCGCCCGATGTGAAGCGGGATGACGGCGTACTTTCCACCCTCGAAGTTCTTTCGGTTCTTCTTGACCTTCGAGAGGAAGTAGGTGCGGGTGTTGAGTTGCTCCCTGACGGGTCCTTCGTAGACTTCCTTCAGGATCTTCGTGACAGCTGTGTTTGCGGTATCAAAGGCCATGACGACTCATGGCCCGATACAAGGGATACGGGCGCTCTCCTTTCCTTCTGGGTTACTGAGGCTGCATGGCGGCGATCAGCATCGCTTCCGCCACTTCTTCCGATCGTCCGCTCAAGAGATCCTTCTTCGTCAGAGGCTTGGCCGGAATCGCAGCCGCGCCGCCGCGACCCTCGACCAGGTTCTTTCCCGATTCGATCTTCGACTTCACGTAGTCCTGCTGCTGGCTCTTCAAGATCCCCTCGAAGACCGACAGCGTTTCCTTGGCCGCCTCCTCGGGGGTCATGTTCCCGTTTGTGTACTGGAGCCCGGTCGACATGAGCTGGAGCATCTGCTGGGCTCTCGGGTGCGAAGACAGCTTCTTATAGGTCTCGGAGGCTTCGAGGGCGCTCCTGGTGGAGGCGAACTGGCTCTCGACCCGCTGGCGCTCGGCTGCCTGGAGCCGTGCCGTCTCCTGGTCCTGCTCCCGCTTCTCGATCGCCGCGAGGCGCTCCTCGAGGAGCTTGACCGGGTCCTTTGGACCCTCCGGCTGGACGGGTGTCTGCGGGGGCGGGGCCTGGGCTTGTTCGGCCTCCTGTGCCCTCAGGCTCTGGAGGTACTTGATCCCCAGGATCTTGAAGGCGTTCGACTCGTCCTTCGTGATCTTGACCCGCTGGCCATCGAAGTCGAACTCGTCGAACTCGACAGCCGGTGCCGTCTGGGCCGGGGCGGGAGTCATGGGTTCGGCTGGAGGCGTCTCGGCCGGCGTGGTCTCCGGGGCCGGGGCCGCGGGCTCCTGGGCCTGGATCTCCCCCTCCGGGAACATCTTCTCGACCATGGCATCCGCCGCCTCGTGGGCAGCCGAGAGGCCGGGCATCCTGGGCTCAGGGGCCGTCGCTACCGCGCCGCCACCGCCCGCATCTTGCGTTACCTGTTCCATTGAAACTCCTTTCAGGCTTGCATCGTGAGTTCAGGGGCGGGGACGTCGGGCGTCGGCTGGCCGCCAGGCTCCTCCATCGGCTCCTCTTCGCCCTGCGGCATGTCCATGACCACCCCCTGGGCCGCAAGCTGGATGTCCGTGAGCTCCTGGGCTCGCATCTCGAAGAGCTGGGCGATCTCCGGAGTCTCGTTCTCGCGGTAGTAGGGGGTCTTCTGGAAGTTCCGGAGGGCCTCGAGGTGGATAGCAGGGTCATCCGAAGGGTGCACCGGCTGGGGGATCCCCTGCATCATGAGGAGGTTCGCCTCCTCGGCGTTCTGGGTGTCGGCTTGGCCTTCGGAGAGGAAGGGTTCCTCGCTCCCCAGCTTCAGCATCTGGATGATCTTCTTCCGGTCGGTGACCGGGTGGAGGACCTGGGCGTTTATGAGCTCGATCATCCACTGCTTCCGCTGCATGGGAGAGGACGGGATCTGGGAGCCCATCGAGGTGTCGACGTCGAAGTAGTTGACCCCAGGCATCCCGGCGTTCTTCCCGACGAGGAGGGACCCCGTGAAGACCATGGTCTCAACCTTCCCGCCCTTCCCGGTGACCTTCATCACCCGGTCCTCGGTCATGTTCTTGTGAGCGAGGTTCAAGAGCCAGTTCCCGATCTTCGAGAGCTGGACCCCGGCGAGCATGAAGGTCGGGGCGTAGGTCTGCTCGTCCTGTTCCTGGAGGAGTGCGATGGCGCTGGCCGCCCGGACCCCGCCAGGGGCCCTAGCCTGGGTCACCTCATGGACCGACATCGTGTCCTCGATGTCCTTGAGTGCCCACTCCCCGCGCTTCATGTTGTACTCGGGCATGGAGGGCGGCGAGAGATAGGCCGGCGGGGTGACGCCGTTGAAGCCGATCTTCTCCCCGACCGAGGTCGTGAAGGCAGCGTCCGAGACCTGGGCCGAGTTCGGGAGGAGAAGCTTCGGGTTCGCCATCTTGTTCCCGTTCTCGATCAGCTGGTTCCGCCAGCGGTTGTACTCCGCCTGAATCGGGATCGAGTGCTCGAGGGGACAGCTCCCCCAGAAGCGACCGGGGATCTGGATGTCGAAGAGGTGGACGTAGGGGATGCGGAGGAAGGGGTTCGGGAGGTCGCGCGAGTCCCGGGGCGTGAGCGCCTTCCCGCCCGCAATGAAGCAGTGGTAGCCCTTGGGGAACTTCTTCGTGGGGTTCACCCAGAGCTCGTGCCCCATGACCACGTCATCCTCGTTCGACTCCTGCATGAACCCGGCGTAGGGACCGGCAAGCTGCTTGATTCGCTTGAGGTAGAAGTTCGTGAGTGCCGAGTCCTCGCTGTCGGGCGTGATCCTCACCCCGTAGCGGTCCTCGAGGTAATCCGGGTGGAACATCTGGGTGTCGATGAGCCAGGCCGCGTCCTCGAGACTGGTGGCGACCGGGTCGACATCGACGGAGAATGGCGGCCGGACCCTGACGTCGAGGTCTCCGAGGTTGAGGGAGCCCCCGACCTTCTTCATGAAGGGGCCGTACTCGCCGACGAAGGGCTCCAGTTCCTCGGGGGAGAAGCCCAGTTCCGCCCCGGCGTGGGGATCCCAGGCAGCCCTGAGGAAGACGTTCCCGGTGGTGCCGAGCCAGGTGAAGGCGTCGACCATCTTCCGGTCCATGCCGAGCCACTTCCAGTAGTACTCGAGGAGCTTCTTCCCGACGAGGGCTCTCGCCTGGTCGTCCATGTCCCCGGTGGCCGGGGTAACGCTCCAGATCGGGCGTTCCTTGAGGGCCTTCGAGACAAACTTCCGCACCGCCGGCATGAGGCGGTTGAAGACGACCCGGGAGCGCCCGGGAATCGAAGGCGGGGTGATGAGGTTCCCGGTCTGGTTGTCGAAGACGTGGTACTGGTAGCCCATGTACTGGGCGATGTTGACGAACCACTGGCGCTCGAGTGACTGCCGGGTGCGGTCGCGGTCGCTCCAGCGCTCCTCGACGAAGCCGATGACCTGGCGTTCGTCCTTCCAGTCGATACGGTTGCTCGTCCCGTTCTTCGACCCGGGGTTCGCGAGGCGGTCTGGTCCGAGGGAGGGCACTAGTAGACCCCTTGGCCTCCGAAGTACCTGGCTTGCTCAAGCTCGTGGGCCTTCACTTCAAGCTCGAGGCGACTCTTCCGGTCCTGAGGACTCTCCGGCGGGTCGCGGTCCTTCGCTTCCATCTGCCAGTAGGTGGTGATGTCCTTCGCCGTCAGGCGGTTTTCGAGGCTCCGGATCAGCTTCAGGTACTCCTTCTCCCGGGCCTGGTCGCGATCCATGACCTCGAGCCAGTTCTTCCGTGAAAGCCACGCCTGGTAGCCGAGGACGCCGGCAAGGAGCGTGAGAACAGCGGAAAGGACGTAGACTTCGGGCATCACTTGCTCGCCAGTTCATCGAGGGCCGCGGAAATCTGCTCCTGAGCCTGCTTCAAGACTTCCTCGAGGGCCGCCTTCGAGTGGCTCCGGAAGGTCACCAGGTAGGAAGGCTCCCCGGATCCGACGCACGCTTGCCCGGTGACCTCAAGATCTGTCTTCGGGACCTGGATCTCGGCTTGCCATTCGGTCTTGACCATGGATCAATACTCCGTTCCGAGCCCGCCGATATGCGGCGTAGGCTCCGTGAGGTTCCGATCCTTCATGTAGCGCTTCATCAGGTGGCGGTAGCGACGAGACTCAATGCCGTCCGTCATCTTCACGTCCTCGATCTGGAGTTCCTGCTCGCGGATGAAGCCCTCGAGGCGATCGTGGGGCACGTAGCGCATGCCGGTGGCGCAGAGATAGCGAAGCGTGTCGGCAGCATGGTCGTTCTGCTTGTGGGGGATCTCGCGCTTCCGGGGAGCGTTCGGGTTCTTCGACTTGATCCAGCGCAGTTTCCGGAGTTCATCGATCAGGTTCTTACAGGTGACGAAAATCTGGAGCTGCGGGCGACCTGAGAGACCCTTCAGCATGGTGCCCTTGACGCGCTGGATCCCAGCCTCGAGCTGGTTATCCGCGAAGGAGCAGAAAAGCCCGTAGCCGGCGAAGAGATCGCAGACACCGGAGCCGCCGGCCGAGGTGCGGGACCGCGAAGAGGGGTCGATGTAGCGGGCCTGGATCCTCTCCGAGCGGGGAGTCACAAACCACTTCTCGACCTCGCGGTTCTCGATTCGCTGATCGTCGACAACCACGGGCTCAATGACGACCCGCTTCTCCTGGCCCTCGGCGCGGGCAACCAAGTCCGCCACTTCCTTCCACTTGCTTGAGTGCTCGTAGAGCTCGCGATAGACGTAGAAGGTCTCGTCGGGGCTCACCGCGCACCAGAGAGCCGCGAAGGTTTTCACGCCTGGGTCAATCGCGCAGTAGCGGGTCCAAGAGTCCGGGATCGCGAAGGGCTGGACCATGTGCTCGCGGGAGAACTCGGTGTAGACGAGGCCCTCGCCGCGGCGGGACTTCCCGTGAAGCGTGACCTCGACCTCCTCCTTCGAGAGCTGGGTCTCGATCTCCTTGACGACCGAAGCCTGTACGTGGCCGCAGTCGCGGGCGCGATAGGTCGAGAACCTGAAGAGCTCGCACTCCGGGTCCCCAGTCTCGGCCCGGTCCTCGAGATCCATGCACCAGGGCTCTGAGCGGATCAGGGTAGCACCGACCACCACCCGGCCGCCGTAGGCGAGGCGGCGCCGGAGGAGTTCCTCGTAGAGGATCTGGTCGACCTCCTCGTCGATGACCGCGAGGTGAATGGCCGCCGCCTGGAGTTTCCGCCTCGCTTCCTCGAATCCCTGGCCCGAGATGAAGTCGATCTGCCCGCCCTTCTTCATGAGGACGTACTGTGGGATCGCGGTATTCGTGATGTTCGGTCCGCGCCTCTCGATCTCCCAGGAGGGGATGATGTCCTCCAAGTGGCGCCAGACACCTTCCTGGATCGTCCGGTAGGAGGCACTGACGAGGTAGATCCTCGGGGCCGCCGGGGTCTCCTGGTAGGGGTGGTCCTCGCAGAGCCACCAGGCGATCTCCTGGGCGATGCTGCGCGACTTCCCGGACTGGCTCCCCCCGAAGACGAGCCGCGTCATGGCCGTCGAGCGGAAGAAGCCCTCCTGGTTCCGGAGGGGATGGTCGTCGGGGGCGAAGTTGTAGTACGGGTGCTCGATCCGGCGGCGGATCTCCCGCGCGTAGGCCATGACGGTGAGGAGGGCGTCACGGTCCTTCGCGATCCGGGTGCTGTCGACGTAGGTGTAGCTAGACGGCAAGCGCCTCTCGCTTCTTCTCCCGTTCGCGGGTGCTCTTTCGAGCCTTCCGCGCGAGGCGGGCCTTCTCCCTGACCTTCGGATCCGAGAACCCGTGGGCCTGGATCCCGTGGCCAGTGTGGAACCCCTTGTGGTCGAGGTACTGGAACTGCTCGAGGAGCGGCAGCACGAACCCGTACCACTCCTTCATCAGCTCGTCGTTCGACTTCTGCATGAGGTCGCCGATGCCGCCGACCCCGGCCCGCCAGTTCTCCATGTCGTGGAGCCGGCGGAGGCATTCGGTGCGGAAGAGCTCGCTCGTGTCCTTGGCGAGGATCCGCTCCATGAGGAAGTCCTTCTGGGAGGTGTGGCTCCCGATGTCCTTCCACTCGGCGGGACCCTTCGGTTTCGGGGCGTCTGGCGGCGGGGCCTCGCCGACGAGGGCCGGCGGGATCCGGTTCTTGTGGCCACCCCACTTCCGCTTTGAAGGGCCGGGGATGGCGGCAGGGTTATCAGAGGCCACGGCCCCGGCACCTGGGTCCTCGGGTAACGGCCCTGAGGGGTCAGCTGCCCCCTCCGAGTTTGGGCCTTGGGGTGAGAGAGGGGTGTCTACTAGATGGGGCGAAGGAGTGGGCGGACCCCCGGCGTCAGAGCTCTCCGTCGCACCCAGAGATGGCTCCGCACCACAAGCCATTGTGGTCTCCTCCGCCATACGCCACTACTGGTAGTGGTCAGAGTTTGGCCAGTCAAGAGGAAAGTGGACAGATTTTGGGCGGTCAAGGGAAATCTTGTGACAGTCACAAGATTCAGCGGCAAAGAGTCCGTGAACGGCCGGCTGATGCGGAAAGCCTGTAATTTAAGAGGCGTTGTGCGGTTTCTTGCCGCTGGGTAGCGGCAAAGCGGCAACAACCCCCTTGACAGGACCCCCCTTGCCACGCGCGGGCCGAGCGGAGAGGATGGCGGGTATGAAAGAAAACGGCTGGCAAGGAAGAGATGACGGCTGGCACGACGAGATCCGGAAGGTCTTCTGGTCCGAGGTCTCGATCGGCCAAGGGCGAAGGATGCTGCTCCCTTATTGCACCGAGCACGGGATCATGGCCCCGCCCATGGTCTTGAAGCCGACTGACGAGTTCGCCTGCCGCTACCAGAGCTGCAAGAAGGTCTTCGCGGCGCACGGCGCCTTCGCCTACTACCACGGCCTGGCCGGACACTACGGCGTGCCCAAGCCCACAGCCCCCTCCGACGTCGCAACGAAGCGCCTACCCGGCCAGTCGAAGGACTACTCCTGCGAGGTTTGCGGAAAGAACCTCGACGGCCAAATCGCACACCATGTAGGCCAGAACGTGTTCCGCTGCCAACCGTGCTTCGTCGCGCAAGCCGAGTGGAACAAGATCGAAAGCGACATCCACCAAGCCGCCAGCCGCGCCATCGAAGCCGAGAAGGAAGTCGTCTACAAAGCACTCGAAGAAGGGCTCCAACACGCCTACAACACGGAGCGCGCCAAGGCCACTTCAGACACCATGGACAACACCGTCCGCTTCTGTCGCGGCGAATGCTGCCCACGTTGCGGTATGTCCTGGGAAACGGCGTTCGATCAAGCCCTTTCAGGGCGGCGCTACGCCAAAGAGTTCTACGAGCAGCACGAGCCGATCTCCTTCATCGAGCACTACGACTGCACGCCTCCTGATCCCTTGAAGCTCTGCCCTCGCTGCCACGGCCCTGCGGACCACGTACCCATGGGCCTACACTGCCGAGCACTATGAACGATCAGCCAGGAAGATGCGCTAGCTGCGGCGCAATCCCCATCGAAGGGACCCGCTGCGAACTCTGTAACCCCTGGCGCCGGGCGGCAGCCTGGCTCCTCGTCCTCAGCTTCCCGGCAATCCCACTCGTCGCAATCATCAAGGCGATCGTCGACTGGGTACACTGCCGTGGGTGAACCAGCGCCTACGCGCTGAGACCTCCCCCTGAAACAACCACGGCCACACTCACTGCCGTCAGCCGCTAGCACTCGCGGGTAGTCGCCACGCGAGGCCGGCTAGTAGGCGGGGAGGTACTTCACTCGGGCTGGCGGCGGCAGTGGAACGGGCCTATCCCCCCCCCTCGTGCCGTGTTTCGCTGCAGCTGCAGCGACGTTGCGCACTAGATCCGTAACCTTAGTGGGTTTGTACGTCGGGCAAGTGCAAGCATCGTCGGCGAGTGCAGCC